GTGTAGATGGAATCAAGGTCGCCAAGAGGACTCCAGAAACCGCGAATCTGCTCATAGTAGCCCTTGGTCTTGGTGCCAATCGGGCCAATTTGTGTGAGCTTTTCCAGCGTGAGCAAGCCTTTCCACCGCTCTTCGCCAAGAACGACGTTGGGGCTTTTTTCACCGTCAAAGCGAATGCAGTAGCCCTTGAGGCCAAATGGTTCAATCTCGGTTTCCCATTCATCGTCATCCTCGGTGACGGTTGACCAGCCTCCTTTGGGGCGGGAAATGATACCACCGGGATCATAAAATGAATTGGGGTTGAACGCGCCTGCCAGCTTGCATTGCGGGTTGGCTGTCAAATTGTTCAACACAGTGTTCAATAGCGAGTGCTTAAGCGTGGCAAACTCATCACCCATGACAATCATGCGCTCGGCTTTCGTGCCTTGCAGCTTGTCGGCGGACTCTTTTTCCGACGAGCTTTCCGAAGCCAAAAGCATGATGCCGCGAATTTCTGACTTGATGCCGTTGTGCTCAAACCGGATGCGATTCTGCGAGTCAATCAGCTTGCCCGGCATGATGGTTGGGCCAAAATACCGCTCAAGGTGCATCCAAATCAGCTTGATCTTGCCCCATACTTTGTCTTTGGCTGCGGCAACGGTGGTTGAAGTAACAATGACTTTCGTATCTTTGGGGAAAATAAAAAACCACATAGCCCCTATAAGAGCCAGAGTTTCCGTTTTTCCTGAACTTTTATGGCCGGAAATTGATAAGATATTATGCTTGCAGAAAGCCCCGAGAATCCGCATTGCATTTGGATTCCACTCAAAGTAGAAAATCCCGCGAGGATCGCCAAACACGATCTTTGTGAAGTTCACAAAATGCTGCGGCCAAGACACCAGCTTGTTGTTTGGCAGCTTCTTCATCCGCTCGTAATCACGAAGGATACAAAGCTCAATATACCAGTCAGGACAGGGTATGATTTTCCCCTTTGGCCCCCAAGGCTTGTTGGGCCACAGCCTGCCGTATTTGATTACTCGATTGTCTTTTGCTGGTTTGGCGATTGCCATTCAGGCATCGTAACCGTTGGGTTGTGCGATGCAAGGCGAACGTGCGCTGCGCCAGACCTTCGGCTGGCGAGCTACGTGTTCGATTTACCAGACCCATGGCATTTCGAGCATTCCTTGTATCGCGCACCAGTGGTCACACCCCATCCGCACCATTCTTGCCCTGTCCCTCGGCATGTGGCGCACTTTCCGATTTTCGCCTCCCATGCTTTGACCCATTCGGCGTGTTCCTTGAGCGTGATATAGACCGTCCGCTTTGTGGCGCGATCCATTTTGTCCCAGTTGTGAGAGCCTTTCGATTTGCCCCGCGTTTTCAGCGGAGCCACCGCGCCGATGACTTCCACAAGCTCTGTTTCCTGCGGATGTTCGGGCAGGCACTTGTATGAGTATGGCGACCAGTCATCGCCCATCCCCGCTTTTTCGCGGGCGCATTCGTCTAAGAGTTCCATGTTTCGTAGTTGGTTGGTAATTCGGGAAATCGAACAAGAGGCTGGTGGTCAACCGCCGGGAGCGTCGTTCGCGGAATCGGGCATCTGCGGCGGCGGTGCCACAGCCCCAGCGTTCTTCTTCTTGGCGTGAGCCGGGGAGTATTTGAGGCACAACTCGATCAGCCTCTCTTTGCTGGAGTTCGTCCACGCCGCCCAATTAGAGAGTGCGCTATCCACGTCCTTTTCTCGGTGTATCCATTCCGTAAAGTAGAAGACCGATGCGCAGCCCTGCCGCAGTTGCACGATCTCGCCGCGCTCTGCCGTGGTGGTGTAGTAGAGACAAAGAGGCTCCAAGTCAGCGTCTAGGCTGAGTTCATCAGAGACATCGACGGCTTTCTGAGTTTTCAGCACTTTGCCTGATTGAGAGTCAACAAGGCCGATGTCGTGCTTCTTGAGTTTGTGATTGAGCTTGATCATACGAAGGAGTCAGACTGTTGCAATATCGACACGCTGCGCGACGCGTGTATGATCCAAGTCGTTCGCCAAAAGAGCCGAGCGCACCCGGCTAATGAATGTCTCTTTCGTTTCGTGATCCGTAGTAACGATGTTTGCCACAGCATCCAGCTTCTTCCACATTTCCAGCACCAGTCCTTGAGCGCATGAGTTGCACAGATTCCAATGGTAGTTGTCATCAGGCCCCAGCCATTCGCTGCCGTGCTCCAGATGGACGGTATGGCCGCATCGCGTGCATGTGTGATCGTTCTCCGACTCCGGCACATTGACCGCCCACCAAGGGGCAAACAAATTGGATGAAGAGGAACGGCTCATGTGGCGCTGTTGGTTCACTTGAAACCTCCAAAAAACTTCTCTAGTTGCGTCAACTGATATGGCGTCACCATCGCCCTGCCCTGCTCAAGAAAAACATACCCGGCTTGCGAAAGCCCAAGGAATTTGGACACCGATGCCTGCTTGAGCCGCTTGTCCTTGCGCTGACGGCGGATAATTGCGCCGACTTCCTGACGTGCTTTGTGCAAATTGTACTTGGCTGCAAGCAAATTTTCCTCCGCCCTGCTGATTTTTGCGATTAGTTTTTCTGCGTTCATAAGTTAAAAGTTCCGGGGCTGGAAAGTTGCGCCTTCCCGGCAAGGTCGTTCATCGAAGGGCTAAACGCCCGCGCACTCTCCAGTCGCGCTGCATGTCAGTTGCATACCCAAATGTGCGTGGATTGATGCTCCAAGTCAAGAGTTTCAGCAAATTTGCCAGAGAGAATCTTTGAAAGCGCGGTAACGTGCGCAGTAAGACGGCTCAAGCGTTTGCTTTGGCTCCTCAATTTTCTTCGCTGGCACCGATAGCTGGCGGGCTTGAAGTCCCGTGACGCTAAGGCGATGCCGTGGAAGCAGTGGTGGTGTGTGTATTGTTTTCATGTTCTTTATCTGGCAGTGGAGGCAGTTTGAGAATTAGCCCAAATTTCCATTTTCTCCGCACCTTCGTCAAGGTCATCAAACCCTCGGAGCAGCATGGATTGCCCCTCGTCTCTTTCAAAGTCAACTCCTGTCCCGTGGTTTGCAATAATCGCATCCATCAAAGGATTGAGTTCATCAATCAACTGGCGGATGTGCGCAAGGTCTGCGATGATTTTGGTCTGGTTTATAGTCTGCATATTTATCTTTTGGTAAACTTACCAGCGGGTGAGGGGAAAGCAAGTGTTCGGTGTGGTATTTTTTGCGTTCGTCCAGACGAACGGAGAACTCTCTCTGTCAATGCTCCCCCTCCCCTCATGAGAATGAAGGAAAAGGGAGGCCTTACGCACTTGTTTATCCTCGGGATGCGTAATTCAACCCCCACCGAGTCTCCCGTTGTGGCTGCTACGGGAAGCGTTGCTGTCTCACGGCTGCATGGCGAGCATTTCCTGCCTTCCGGCTAAACTTGCCATGACGTTTCGCAACGTGGCGGCTTGTTCGGATGGCCTCTTTTTCTGAGTAGGCCAAGAATCAGAGCATGAAAAAACCCGACTCCGGGGTGAGAAACGGAAATCGGGTTTTTCTACTTCGGTCAACCGGATTGCTCCAGTCTCACCCGAAGCACGCTCTTTCAAGCTACGGAAAAACTACCACTTGCCACCATAGGCGCAAGTGATAATTTCAAAAATCATGGCAGCGACAGACCTTTATCTTATCCGAGGAAACAACCTCACATGGGCGAAAATCGACTCCGTTGTTGATGTTTACCTCTCCGGCACCAAAACTGCCTACGCTGCCGTGACGGGTAATGCGGGAACGGGGGTTGTCACCATCACGGGGTCAACTTTGGCAGACGGCATGACGGTTACGTTCACGTCTCTCACAGGCGGCGCTGGCCTCTCCACGGGTCTTGCCTATTTCGTCATCAGCGCCAGCGGTGCCACTTGCCAGCTTTCGCTCACAGAAGGCGGTTCTGCCGTGGCTCTTGGCACCAATATCACGGCTGGCAGCGTCATTGTGACGACCCAGCAGATGCGCGTCTGGTCTAGCGAGTTCCGGGATCAGTTTAGCTCCACTATTCAAGGTGTTTCTTCCGGCCCGTCTCCGGGTGTTTTTTCTGTTTCTGTTCCCGGCCTGCTTAGCTCTGCCACAGACACCTATACAGGCGTAGCCCCTACGGCAACAGTAACTCCAACTGTCGGTACAAACAGCGATGAAGTTGCCCACAACCC